GTGTACCACCGTCGACACGGATTTTGTTTAATTCAAGTTTCATGATGTTTTCTCCTAAAGTTCTTTACTGGGTAATAATGCTAATAAAGCAGATTCTATGTTAAATAAATCTCAATTTCTTTGAATTGATTGGTAATGATTTGAGTTATAAACTCTAAGATTTTCGAGAGTTCCAACAAGATTATCCATTTGCATGGTTGTTTTAATATCAATAGGATTTATAGAAACAAATCTTTGATATTGTTTTAAATTTTCCGCAATGATATATTCATAAGTTCTAATTGCACGAATGGCATTTTTAATTTCACTGATTTGCCAAAAAGGGACAGTAGTTGCTCTTACATCAATTAACTCATGGTTACTCATTTTTTTTCTCCTAAAATGGCACATCATCATCAAAATCTGTTTTAACAGTTTGATTTTTAGGTTTGTTTTTAAGTTCTTCGGCACATTCTGAAAGTATCCATAACACAAGGCGGGGTGTGCCTTTGGTGTCCTGTTTCTTAATATAGAAATTTGTGACTTTCGCACTCATGGTGGTTGTCTTTATCTGTATCAACAAAAGTGATATTATAGTACTAATGTATATTTAACTGTAAGCGGGCAGGTGGTTTGCGACTGGGGGAGGCGGGATATTATGGAATATGACGGTATAATGCGGGATTGCGGGCGGGGTCGTGCCAACTGGTTTGCGACTGGTTTTTGTTAAATCCCGATTTATTGCCAACTGGTTTGCGACTGGAATTTTTAAGCCGGCGGGCTTAAATTTTAAGTGCCCTCTTAAATTTTAAAAATGGGCGATTGTGGTGGATTCTGAGGTAGTCAGCAAGGCAAAAACCCGTAGATTTTTTTGTACGCGACCGTGCATATTCTAACCATGTGGCATAAAAAAAGCCAACCCGAAGGCTAGCTTTTTCCCCTATAAAAGTATGAACAATTTAAAAGTTAGAAATCAAGACTTCGCTGAAGCGGGGAATAATTTTAGCGCTACCTGTTTGCACGCTGTAGCGGACGGTAACGGATTTGAAATTAAAATCGCCAAAAACCCGCCGCACGTCGGGCAAGTCATTCAAACTCATGATAAATTTTCCTTTTATTTTCAACAATAAATCGCGCATCCGTTCAAAATCTGCCCTTTCAAACAAGCCTTCCCCATAATAATCCTCGCAATTCCAATACGGCGGATCAATATAAAAGAAAGTGTCAGTGCGATCGTAGCGTTCGATGACCTTAAAATAAGGTAGGTTTTCTAAATAAACCCGCGCAAGCCGTTGTTGTCCGCGCATAATTTCTCGTTTCAAGGTGAGTAAATTTAAATTTGAAGGGCGACTGTGTGTAATAGAAAGCGTTGGTTTAAAGGTTTTTGAGCCGTAAGATGTCCGTAATAGATAGAAAAAACGGGCGGCTCGTTCAATCGGATCATCAATTAAATCAATACGTTGGCTTTTGAAATAGTTAAACTGCTCGCGGGCAATGGGTATGCCCCTAAAATAACGCACAAACTTTCCAAAATCATCACGAATTACACGGTATAAATTCACCAATTCGCCATTTAAGTCATTTAAAATCTCTGTTTTTGAAGGATTTTTCTTAAAAAATACCCACGCTGCTCCACAAAAAGGTTCAACATAACAGGTGTGTTCGGGAATAAGGGGAATAATGAGTTTGGAAAGTTGAGATTTACCGCCTAAATATCCAAAAATAGCTTTTTTCATGGTTTTCAAATCCTTATGATGTGAGCGCGTCCGTGCGCAAAACCACAGAATTATAGCAAGATTCAGTCCAATCTAAACCACATAGACTTGGGTGGTTTTAAGGGTAGGGGATTTGGAGAGGCGACCGTTGGAAAGTGCGACGGCATCGCCGAGTTCGAGGTTGGGTTGGTTGGGGAAAGCCAACACGCTGCCGGTGGTTAATTTCACCGTCACGCCGTTCGCCGTTTTGTCAACAATCGTGCCACTTTGCGCACTGGTCGTTTGAAGGGTTTTAAAATCTACCAACGGGTTCATGCTATTCCCCTCTTAACATATTGATTTGAGTGATTAATTTACCCGCAGAATCCATGCCATGTTGCACGCCCGTAACAACCCCACGCCATGCAGCGCCATTCAGTCGGTCAAAGGATTCACAAACCCATCCGACCGAGGCTTCACCTGTAAAAACAACCTTTTGCGTGACGGGCGACGGGTTCGACCCTAGGTCGATCTGCACGCGCCCCAATTGCAACGCGGCGACCAAGTCCGTGCAATACGGATTAACGATCGGGTCTGGCTTTTCCACGTCGCCTGCGTCACGAATCACCTTAATTTTTAGTGCCATAAATAATCACCTCCAAATCGTAAGGAGGTAATCGGTTGGGGATTTCGTGCGGGGTGTAAAGGTGATATAACCGTGCGGAGGTGGTGTATTCACACTTCAAAATCCCACATTTATGCAAGGTTTTGAGCTTGGTTTTCTTGGTATCGTCATCATCGGACGGGAGGATTTTGACGGGCGGCTCGCCTAATTTCACCGTGATTCCATCGCTCGCCACTGACGCATATCCCAAATCGTTGCCAATCCAATACGCGCTAAAATTCTCTTGCGTGGTCGGTTTGGAAAGGGTGGCGGAGGCGTTTAACATTGGGAATTTAAGGGTTTCTTCGACTTTGATGGTCACGGTCGCCCCGCCGACAATAGTTGCCCCTAAATCTTCCATGGTATTTCTTAGTTCGTCAAGGGTCACGCTGTCGGATGCGTAGACAAGGAAAGCCACGTCTTCCCCTGGTTCGAAGCCGCTGGTTTTGCCCAGTCGAGCCGCATTATCCCCACCATCCATGAGGTCACGGGTATCAATCTCCGCGCTCAGTGAGCTGTCTTTTTCCTTGCCCAACTGAACCGTAAAACTGGTTTTGATTTCTTTGTTAGTCGACATATTCTGCCACCAAAAATTGAGAGGTTTCAAGGTCTTGCACGTTATGGCGGATCGGGAAATCTACCACACGGCGAGTGTATTTTAGTTCTGCCACACTGTACGACGGCGCGGCGGTTTTGAGTTGAGGTGAATCCAATTCCCACATCAATTCTCCTAAATTTGCATATTTCCACACACATTCTCTGAGAATAAACACGGGGTAACTGGTCGATGCTTGACCTTTTTTAAATTCAAGCGTTTGATTTTCTTCTATATATACTACCACGCCTTGCCCGATTTTGATGCTTGGATTTCCCGTCGTGGTCACTTCAAAGCTGTCTGGGTTAAGCCATGCGTGACCATACACCCTTAACACGCCGCTCACATCATCGGTCGGTATGTATTCACCCGACCATTGGCGGTCGACCGCGTTATCCGTATCGGTGATGATCGCCGCGTTGAAAAAATCCCCACTCGGCGTGCGTTCATCGTAGTTGAAAATGTGGGCGGTGTCTGAAAAGGTGAAATCAATCGCCGACGCAGATAACTTATTGATTGCACAGGGTGTTTTGTATTGAACTTTGAGCGATCCCGTCCGTGTGGTTTGCACGATCCCGCCCGCTGCGTCGACTAATTTTCTTAATAATTCCATTGGGTTGGCGTTTTCATAACTCAAACGACCCGCTGGCAATAACCAATCCACGATTTGCCAATCAATGGGTTGTTCAACGATTGCTTGCGCGGCGACGCTTGCCATCACTGCACCCCATGCCTTTGATATTTTAAGGTTTTTATCGCTTAACGCAACGGTCGGCGACGCAACATCGATGGTAAATTTGGCTTGCCCATTATTCCCATCATCAGAATGCGAACGGTTTTGAATAACCAACGTATAATCAACACCTTGTAAAACCAAAATTATGGCATCGTTTTTGCGCATTCGTGCGTAATCTTGATGATTCGCTATTGACATTTGACCCGTCCACAGGTAAGTATCCCAATCCTGTGAAATCATATAGTCAAGCAAATCAACCCGTTGCCCTTGATGGATCGCATAATTCTCATCGCTAACCACAAAGATCGAGGGCTTTTCAATTGACGTGAAAGGAAGATCAACCCCTGATAAAATGATGGTTTTATCTTGAATCTTAAAGGGTAAATCAATACCAGATAACACCTTTTTTTCATCCATAAAGGGCAAATCCACGCCCGACATGATCCGCAATTCCCTATAAAAAGGTAGGTCAATACCCGATAATAACCTTACTTTGAAGGGTAGATCAACGCCCGCCATGACCTTGTCGTTTTCAAGGACTTTCAAGGGCAAATCCACGCCCGACATGAGCCGCAATTCCCTATAAAAAGGTAGGTCAATACCCGATAACAACCTTACTTTGAAGGGCAGATCAACGCCCGCCATGACCTTGTCATTTTCAACGACTTTCAAGGGCAAATCCACGCCCGACATGATCCGCAATTCCCTATAAAAAGGTAGGTCAATACCCGATAATACCCGATAAGAAATAGGTAAATCCGTGCCACTCAAAATAACTTTTCTTATTTTGGGTGTGGGCATTTCAAAGAAAAGGTCAAAAGGGTCGGCGGTTGAAATGAAACTGACGACTACCGTTGGAACGGGGATTTCAAGGTCGAAACCTAGCGACGGCACAAACGGCATAATGCGCGGCGGCGGCATTCCCAAATCAAACGCGGACGCGGGCACATTTACAACAGCGGCTACGAAAACACTAGGCGTTTCAAGGGTTAAGAAGAAGTTTTCAGCTTGACATAAACCATGCCAACTTGAAAAACACTTGGGTATTTGGAGTTTTAACTCAAAGTCAAGCGCGGGCGGATAAAGATGTGCACCCGCGTGAACGGTAGGTGTTTGAATTGTAAGGTCAAATTCCGTCGTTGGCACGAAAATGATCTGCGCACTCGCAAAGGATGGCGCGGGCATTTCCAACGCAAACGACAGCGGCTCAACAAACAGGTTTGCACCCGCGTGAACAGTAGGGTTTTCGATGGTTAAATCAAATTCAACCTGCGGCGAAGTCGTTTGAAAACTCGCAAAAACATGAGGGATTTGAGGGCTAAAATCAAAATTAAGTGGCTCTAAAACGGCACTTAAATGGGGAATAACCACCGTCGGCGTGGGTATATCAAGGCTAAAATCCATCGACGGCGGAACTAAAAGAAGCGGCGGAGTTCCCCCTAAACCTTTAGGGTAAATTATCGGGAACTCAAAACCCGTCCGTGTTTCAGGAAGCCCAAAGTGCACGGGCACATTAATTGCAAGCCCTTGATAAATTGGATAATTTGCAAATCCAATCGTGACAAATAGCATTCCAAAACCCGTCGCCGTCTCCGTTGTTCCAAATTGCAACGGGACGTTTATCGCAAATCCATTCGCTATCGGATATGGTGCAAATTGGATTGGAAATGAAGGGAATTGAAATGCCATTTCTTTACTCGTTTCTCACAAGGATTCTATGATTTAAAGACTGTGATCCGTAACGAATTGCAATATAGTTATTTGAATCTTTTGCAATGGTTTCAAAGTTAGCTAACACGCCCGCAGGTGCAAGCCAAACATCTGAAATACTTGAAAAATCTCCCATTGGAATAACCGTCAATGAAGGCGAATTGCAAAACAACGGTAAAAACGGAATTTGAAGGCTTCCACTACTATCTCTAATCTTCGCATCAACGCCTTGGGGAAAGTTGTTCGCGTCATTAAACATATTATATCCGCACACAGAAGAACCCCAAAGGATTGCATTTGAACTCGTCAAATCCGCATCGTATCTATTTTTGAAACGCGGTGAATAGATAGGAGCGTAATACGAATTCAAGTTCCCATAATTCACCAACGACATTGAAATGAAACAAAACGCTGGATACCCGCTCGCCACTGTATTCCACGGGGCAATGCGTGAATGCTCGGCAATTAGAAACGGTCCCGAATAACTATCACCAGCAGCATTTACATCACCCCAATAAGAATTTGTTTCAGCAACTACCATTAGAAAACGGGCGCTTGAATAAAGGTATAATTTACCGCTATTTGCAACATCAATACGTTGGTAAAATCCTGAATTATTTGCAGTTTTATTTGTACCTGTGTGGGCGGTTGCATTAAAGGTTTCATACCCAAACATTCGCACGCCGTTGTTATCGGGAATTGAAATCTCTGCGTATTTGAACGTTGCGCCGTCATCGGCATAGGGTGCTTTGATGACTTTTGAGGTTGAACTCGCCGAACCATCGTGCAACGTCCAACCCGCCGCAACGACCGATGTAATGGTGGTGGTTGCTTTATTACAACTGGCAGAAAGGTTTGCAACGGTGGTTTCTCCGGTGAAAATCGCCGTCAAATCGCTAAGGATATGAGCAGCGGTTGCACCCGCGTTGTATTGGTAGATTGCTTTCATGTCAACTCCTTAGGCAAGCGTGAAAATGCCGTTGTCGTTCCATTGGATGGTGAAGCTCGAACTGCTCGCGCCCACGTCCGCATGGGATTCGTCGAGTTCAAAAATCCCCATCAACGCATTTTCCACAGAATTTGCAGTGCCGTTTTTATACAGTGCCGCGTGCCGTGCGTTGAAAGTTGCACCCGCCCACACCGCATCATTGGCATCGATCATGTAGGCATCGCCGTTGCGAGTAACCGTGACGTTTGCGAGGGTTAAACCGCCTGTCGTGTAACCCGTGCCCGTGATTTCATACGCGGCAACGTCGCCATAGGTCAAGTCACTCACAAACACTTCTGGGAATCGCACACCCATGTCTTGAAAGGTTGCAGTGCCGTCGACAACAATCGTACCATTCGAGGTAAAGACGGGCGCAGAACTCGCGCTCGTGCCCGCGACCGTGCAAATGTACCAATGCCCATTAAAAACAGCGGGTTGGTAGGCTTGCCCAACGATGTACGCGGTGGTGTTCGCACGGGCGGGGATCACGGGCGTGTACAATATCCCCATATCTTGAAAGGTTGCAGTGCCATCAACAAAAGCCGTCCCGTCGGTTTTGACGGTCGGTTGACTGGACGCGCTTTGACCCGCTTTCATGCAGCGGTAGAAATGCCCATTGTCCGATGCGTCACGATACCAATCCCCAGTCAAGTAACTGGTTGAATTGGCACGGCTTTTGATGGGTTGGTACGCGCTAGTGAGCAACGCCACCATGAAAGTATCGGTATCAAAATCAACCGTCCCATCAAGCATATACTTGCGTGCATTGCGCGCCTTAATTGGTTTCACGTTCGCCATCTTCTTCTTCCTCTTCTTCTGTCCGTTTTAAAATGAAATAGGTTTGTCCGCCATTCAGTTGCTTTATGACATCCCAACCGCAAAAATTGTTATACAAAATCTTATAGAAACTCTTCTCAAAAGCATCAATAAAGGATTCTACCTTCTCATCGTACTTTTCATCCTTCTTATCAAGCGATAAAATGTTTTCTTTTAACGTTTTAAATTGTTCTCTTGCGTTTGTTTGCTTATCTATATAGGCGATTAAATCCTCTCTTTCTTGCTCTCTTAGTTCTAAGAAATCTAAATACGTTCTATCTTTACTTACTTCAACATAACAAAGTGAATTAGGATACTCAACATCAATAATTGCAGTGATTTTATCAGCAGAAAAAGGCGAGTTGGCATGAATATAATCGCTTACATACATCCCATTATTTTCATTTGCCCTTCCCGTGCCAATCCACCAGTCGATCTCAGCTAATTTTTGACCGCTTCTATCCTTTAAAGTTGTTTTCTCTTTTTCTTCATATTTATTATGCCAATAAACATCTAAATACCTATGAACATTTCTATTATCATAATTATTTTTAGTATCATCAGGTGTAACACTGAAATCCCCTCCTCTGATTTGTCGAATCCAATAAACAGAACTTTGTTGCTCATTATGAATTGAGCCTGTAGCGTTAAAATGAAAGTTTTTTATTTCAATGTTTCCAGTAGTTGTTCTACCTTGATTTGTTTGATGATAAACAGTTACAGACGCTGTTTGGGTTTCTTTTGAATAAGAGGTTTGGCTATTAAAAGCATAACCCCACAAAGGATTTCCAATAGGAACAGACTCACCCATCGCATAAAACAGGTAGTCAGCCATATCTTCCCCGCTATAATAAGGTCTTTCTCGTTTCCAAGATTCTGATTTAATTAAGAAAGGAGGTGCACAAATAACCCCTGTTCCTCTTAGTTCTTCTTTACTTTTTCTAAAAGCAGAACGTGGCTTTTCTCTATATTTTAAAATATCATCTAAGTAATATAACCGATAGGTCATAAAAAATTTAGTAGCATCCTTTGTGGTGTCTTGTGAATAATCTATTGTCATCCAATATTTCAAAACGCCAATTCTTAATTTGTTTTCCTCACCTTGTTCTTTATCAATAATATAGTGAATACTCATAATTCCAGTATCATCACCAACAACTATATTTGGTTGTGTGTGGTCAAATTTCTCATCCGCAAAATCAAAATCAAAAGATATTGAAAAAGCCACTTCAATAACCTCTATATCATTTGATTCTAGCTCTTCTAAATCAAAGAAAATATCATTTGATTCTTTAGGAATTGAAACCCGAAGTGTGGGTGCTTTTTCTAAATCAGGAAAAGCCCCATTAGGCAATTCAAACACATCAAAACCACTGCCCTTCAATCTGGATTTAACGTTAGAAATAGTAGTTTTTTCCAATTTATATTCAACATCGTTGATTTTTAAATGCAAATTAAAACCAGTTTGTTCTTTCGAAAATAACAAATAAAACTCACCAACCCTATATGTAGAAAAAGCAGCACCAATAAAGTTTTCTAATAAAGTAGCTTGCTTTTTCTCATAAAGATACTTTAGTGTTGATTTAAACCAGTCATTTGAATAGCCATTTGTTTGGTATTCCAAATCGTTTTTCTTTGGGCGATTAAAGATGTTTGCATTTTGATAATTTTTGTTTTGTAATTCAGGGAGTTTTGAGGTTGCAACAATCTCTATATTCCCACCCTCCTTCCTCTCTTCATACTCAATTGAATTTACCCCTTTTGCTGCGGTATAGAGTTCTGTATAAGGCAATTCTTCAAACCATTTTTGGTATTTGTTGAGCAGAGTTGCCATTAGGGACCGACTCCTTTGCTGGGTTTGTTTTTCCAATCGGTTTTCCAACCCATTTCAAGTTTTTCTTGGGTGACATTTCCTAAAATATCCAGAAATCTTACTTCCACTACGTTGATATTCCACCCGCCCGCGGCTGTTTTCTCCCGCAAACGTTTCTCAAAAATCGCTATTTTGGGGAGTTCTTTCTCGGGCATATCTAAGATAATCGGTGCGGGCGCAGAAAAACTCGCAGAAACCGACCGCTTCCCATTCGTATAAAAGATGTCAATCGGTTGCACAGAAACAGGTTTGAAACGAAGTTTCTTTAATAATTTGAGAGCAACTTGTGGCGCATTTGATAACTTATAATCTGATTTGGATTTGTTTTGACGAATCCAATCCTTATCTAACTCAATTCGATCATAACTAAGATCACCTTCAACTAAGTTATCTGCTAATCCTTGATCTCGCCGATCCTCTAAAATGTACCCACCACCACTCTCTTTCTTCTTGAAACCAAATCCTCCATCACGAAGCGAGTATCCTTGACGTTTAGGCTCTCCACTTTTCTCTGCGATGGGTTTATCATTCGTATCAACCGTAATATAACCTACTTTCTCAATCGCACCTGGCAATACTTCATACGAGCGTTGCATATTGGGGTAATCGTAAAGCAATAAGAACTCAGAGTATGACGTTTGGTATTCTACAGAAATAGAACCCCACACGGGTTTAGGCGTTACAAATTTACCCTGTTCTTTTTGTTTTGGGAGAGCAACTTCATTGCCATTTTCATCAATAAACATTGATGAGTACGCAACATTTATTTCTGGGTTATCATACCAATATTTAATACCTTGCTCTTGACTTCCACTAAAATGCAAGGTTTCTTTCATCCATTTAACCTTACGTCCTACAAAGTTGATTTGTTTATTTGCACCATTTCTATTTGCAGGAATTAAAAAGGTTTTTCTCCACCAACGTCCTGCAAACCACATTTTCAATAAATAAGCACTAGCGTTGGCAATATTTTCTTTATCGTTTTGCTGGTTAAATTGACCATTTTCATATCTATTAAAACGAGAATTGTAATCACTGCTTGCATCGGTATTTTCAGCGTTAGAATCACCATCTTGACCCGATTCACTTTGATTTAATTTTGAGAAAACAATAACCTTTTCTTCAACTGGAATATTGCTACACCAACGACTAGATATATTGGTTTCTGGATCATAACGAAAAGCACCACACGCCAAATGCGTAGCGGGTCCAAAAACGTGCATAACCTGCGAACCAAACCGAACCAATTTCATTTCATCGGTTTTATATTCAGTTGCTTTACCTTGGTCATTAGCGAGTTTAATAGGAATGGTTGAATTGACGTGAACGGTATCCCCTAATTTCAACGGATCGTCACCGCCATTATTGCCCGACAAAGGGTCATCTTTGTCGTGTTGTTTCCACACTTCGTCTTCAAGTTCTTTTGGGAGTTTGCAATCCTGTGCAACCACCACTTCTGGCATATAAATTGGCGGGCTATTTCGATCATCGACGGGGAATTCAATCGATGGCGTGAAATAGATTTGCTCAATTTCGGTTCTCGTTAAAGAAAGCCCAACCGAAGCGGTGATTTGCTCACTCATACAACCACACCGCCGTCATCGCCTAAATACCAAATCCCCGATAGACCCAAATCTACTGAAGGAGAACCGATGGGGATTTCAAGTAAAACAAATAACGGAATAGCAGCGGGAATGGTGGTGATTTTGATGCTATCACCCGCCGCCCACGTTCCCGTCCAGAAGGACGACGGCACTGAAATATAGGGTTGGAACGCATCTGGATTTTGTGGGGCGTAGGTTGCGTTTCGTTGTCCCGCTGGCAATGTAATCCCCAAAGAACTGGTCACAAGAAAGGTGTTTGCGCTGGTGAATGAAAGGGTGAGGGTTTGCGCAATTGTGCCTGCAAAATTAAGGATTAACGCGCTTTCGGTGACTGTTCCCGCGCTGACCTTGTCGAGGGTGGTGGCTGTGGGCTTGACATCTCCAGATTCAATCGCACTTGATATGCGGGTTTTGACGGTTTGAAAATTAACCGTTCGACTAGTGGGATAATCATATTCCAACGGCGTGGCAAGGGTTAAGGTTGCTTCGTCGCCGCTCCATGAAACACTAGAAACTCGCACAGTTTCGTATTGACCTGTTGAATCCGTTGGACTTGCAAGGTTTTGAATGACCACTAAACCGCCATTTACGAAGTGGTTAAATGCCCGCCCTTGGGTTATTACCACAACGGTTGTCAAACCCGCTGTGACGGCGGTTTTAAGGTTGCCCACGCCGTATTTTTGACCTGTTTTAGCGGTTTCCCAAGTATTTGTTTGCGTTCCCGCCAACAAAGAAATCGGCACACCATCAACCTGTCTTCCTAAATACGCCACACTTTCTTTAAACAAGTTGCTACTTGCACTTATATTGTGGATAAAGGCTTTGTAATGTAATGAAGCACCATTGGTTCTTTGAGCATTTGTTACGTTTTTGATGAGATTTCCAATCACATTATTTGAAATGCTTTTAGAACTGTCCATCATGCCGCCGTCGCCATCGGTTTGGCTAACATATTTTGAAGGACGTAACACTAAATCTGTGGCTTGTAAAGGCATAGCTATAATCCTAAGAGTTTGATTTCACCGAAGAAGAAGTCTTGTTCGGTTTCAAAATAGTTAAAACAAGGTTTCAATTCGTGGGGTTGCTCGTCAAACACCACCGCGCTCACAAACGAATCCCACACAAAACTAAACGATTCACCCGCCCGCATTGCCATCTCTTTGATTTTCTCAACGTCTTGAAATGTCAAGCAAAAATCCGCTTCAAGAAAGGTCAACGTAATCGGTTGCCCGCCTTTCAAACGTTGATGCGTGACCACGATCCCGCCGCCCGTTGTGCGTTGGGTGGTTCGACGAACGGGCGACCACGTCATTTGATTTGTCCATTGGGTATTATCGGGTAACACCAGATTGCCAAGCACCCGCATGGTTAAGTTCCTCTCCCTGCTTGTTTGAACGCGCTGGTGAAACGCACGAGTTCCTCACGTTGATCTAAAAAGGTTTTGATTTGACCTGTTTGACCCGCCCCGTTTTCCCACTTTAAAACCATTATTTCAGGGGATTTTGAAGGGGAATCCTTTAATCCTTGAGGCATTTCTGGAATATCGGGTAATGAAATATCGGGTAATCCAATCCCGCCACCCGTTGAAAACCTTGGCACTTGCTCTGGAAAATAATTAATCAAATGCAATAAGTTGTTATGTTGCCGCGTGCTATCTTTATTGATAACAAACTCGCCCGCTTCTAATAACGCAGGTATTCTATCTCCACCCCCAAATCCCGATAATTGCCCACCCGTTGCATATTCTTGTACTTCATTACTTCCAAGCGTTAATTTTCCCGCGCTTTTAAATTCGCCCAAATCAGGAAGTTCAACTTCTACTTTAATAGTTTGGTTTTTAATTTCCTCAAATTTAGCCTTGAGTTCTTCAATTTTTGCATCCGCTTCAGAAATATCCACTTCAACTTTTGTGGTACTGCCTTCTTGGGTTGCTAATTCATCTAAACCCGCTTGCGCATTTTCAGCATCTTTATCGAGTGAGGCGTTAAAAGCGGCTTCCGCTTCTTTATATAAAGAAACCGACGCATCATAATCCTGAACTTGACCCGCTAGATTTTCAGCTTGCTCAGCGAGTTTCTTAGCTTTTTCAGTATCACCTTCTTCTAAGGCTTTTGCAGATGCAGCTAATTTTTCTTGGGCTTCCGCTTGAATATCGGCTTCTTTTCCAGCGTCAGTCATATTCACACGACCTTTCGCACGAATTTTATCAGCAATACTTAATGATTTTTGTTCTTTTGATTGTTCAATTGTTTCTAATCTTTTCTTTAAATCTTCTTCTAACTTAACAATCTCATCAACTTTGAATTTAGTATTTTGGATAACTTCTAAATCAAAAGCTCTTCTGCCTGAAAGCATCTCTTTAATAAGATGTTTATTATTATCATTTTCTTTTTTTTCCAAGACGGTTCTTTGTGCGCTTGTTGCGTTTTCAATTCTCGCTATTTCTGCTAAAATTTGTTTAGCATCTGCACCATATTTCATAAATCCATTATTTTCAAGCGTTTGGTCAACTAAGGCTAATTGATCTTGGAAGCGTTTTAATTGTCCTTCTGCTTCTTGAAAGTTCAAATTTAATTCTGAAACGCCTTTTCCTTGCATTTCTGCTTTTATTTGGTCATACGCTGAAATCCTATTAATAATTTGATCTCTTAAACCATTTAAAGTTTCTTCATCTGATTCTGCAATATCTTGAAATGGATTTGCATTTTCCATTTGAACTGATTTGATACGCTGTTCTTTTAATTGAATATTTGCATTAGTAGTTGGATTTATAGTTAAATCGACCACATCAGTTAAATAATTTAGTGCAGCAGCTTTCATTTTTACAAAAAAGGTTTCACCATTAACGGTATTTTTCCCAACCGTAATTAGTAATCTTTCCCACGCTTTATCAACTTGATCCACTGCGCCTTCATATCCACTTGCGGCTGCAACAGCAGCATTTCCTAATGAACCATTTAGTTTCTCTAAAATAATCTGTTGAGCTTCTAATAATTCCCCTGAATCCTGTAAAGCCTCAATTTTTTCCTTTTCTTCACTTGTAAATGAAACACCCGCTTGCGTAAATGCCGTAAATGAAGAAGCAGGTGATTCTAATGCATATTGTAATTTGTAGGCAGCCATTGGCATTGAAACACCGAGCACTTCAGCTAAATTCTTTGCCACGTCAATAGAAGATTTAAATTGTTCTTTAGGGAGTTCAAGACGGGCTAATGACGAAATTGCATCGCGTGCTTGATCAACGGTTGTAAATGATGTTTTTGTAACATCTTCAATTAAAGGATTTAGCTCTTGCGTTGTAAGCATTCCTGAGTTTGAATCTGTATTGAGTGCTTTTAAATGGGCTTCGGTAGCCAATTCAAACCGCTGTTCTTTTGCAGCGGCTATTGTGGCATCAGAAAGGAAATCAAACGCTACTTTTGCGGAGGCAGCGACCGCTACTACTTTTGCGATTGTTCCCGTCAACTTTGAAAATCCAGATTCTGCCGAAACAGATGAATTAGCCGCGTCATCGGTTTTTTGTTTGATGTCACCGATGGTTTTCCCTGATTGTGCGGCGGCTTTGGCGAGTTTGTCGTGACCCGCCGCTGCTTTATCAAGATGCGCCACATGGTCTTTCATGGGGTCTTTTGGAATGGCAGAAGAAACCGTTTTTCCTGATTGTTCCGCGGTTTTCCCAAATTCAGTCAGTCGTGCGCCCGATTCCTGTACTGATTTCAGGAATTCATTCGCATTGAGCTTTAGAATCGCGGTGAGTTCAAGTTTTTCTGCCATAAAAATCAACCACTTTCATTAAAAACGAGTAGGGATAACTTAGGACGTGGGAGTGTCCGAGTTCGGTAAGTCGGCAGACGAGTCCGACAAGGTTGTCGTGGTTTCTTTGGCAGGAATGAGCGAATCTAACCACAGAGTTACCACGCGAGTGGCGACGCTGATGCTTCTCATTTTGTCGAAAAAAGAGGGGTTTTCGTTGATAAACGCCTCCACCACATGGACGGTTTCTGAAAATCGCAACGCGCCAAAGGTCACGCCGTCGGGCAATTTCACCGCGTCGCCCACCGAATCCGTCATCGAACCCAACATCATTAACAACACATCTTGAAGGTTCAGAATGCTATGTTGCTCGGCGATTTTCTTCATGTTATCAAAGGTTTGCATCGCTGCTTGCGTACTCAATTCCTTAACTTCAACTACCCCTAATGAGGTTTTAACTTTGGTCATGGCTTGACTTCCTATTCGTATTTGATGTAATCACAAGGAGAATCGAAACCAGTGGGGGTTTCTGGCGTTCCTTCTAGCGCGGTTTTCACAAAATCCCCGCTCATGAAATTTAATGCAGATTTAGATAAAAATCCTACACGGTGAAACTTAACTTCAAAATCTTTTCCAGTTTCTAAATTCACACCATCAAGCCAAACCTGTGCTTTAATTAAACTATTAGTCATTACTTTAATTTTGGTGTTTGAACCCGCTTGGTGAGAATAACTTAATTTAACTGTTTCACCTTTAGTCACCCCACCGCTAAACAAAATCATGCCTGTTTTACGCGGATAAAGTTTATAATTACTTGGATTAATAACAACATCCGCTTGGGTTTTAACAACTAAATTAGTAATATTTGTATGATTTAGTGGTAAATATCCATTTAGTTCTTTCACCACAAATGATTCATCGGTTACAGGTGTTGCATTAGTAGCGGCGGCTTCAGTATAAACCGTTCCCATTAAAGCAATTCCAAGCACTTCTGCATCATCTGAATCATCTACTTCAATACTTAAACTCATGGGCTTTGGAAGTCCTACTCCCCCACCAACTTGCCCGTATTTTTCAATCTGAGTTAGCATTCTTGTTTTAAATTCGCCGTCAGGTTTTATTTCAAACTTAGTGCAATTGATTGGCATTTCTTGAAATGCTTTGAAATCCCCATTTTCCCATCTTGCAATCCGAAGATCGCCCGCTGCAATAATCCCAGCCATGATTAAAATTCCTTATGATTTGTGTTTTGTAACCAATTGAAGGGTTGCTCGATGGCAAACCACTCCCGTGAAATTCACCGTGCTCGAATCAACTAATTCAATTCCAAACGCGGTTAAACCTAATAAATTCAATGGGATGGGTTTTTTAAAGGTTTGAAATATTTCCTCAATTAACCCATCAAAAACGATTTCAGAATTAAGCTCTTCATTCCAACCCACATAACCCGTGATTTCCCAGGTATTTTCAAGGTCATACTTGAAATTCCCTAAGTGTTCTGGGTTCATTTTTACCCGTCGTAGAAACCAACCACGCACTTGTTTGGGCGATCCCGCTGTCGTGGGTTGCCATGTGTATGCGGCACGGATTTTGTCGAGGTCTGAAAAGTACCGTTCGCGCTCATGCACGATCCCGATGTCTGGAATCGCCCGCAGCATCTCCACAATCTTTGAACGGATTTGCTCAAGCACCCTTAAAATCCTTCTCAAGTTGTTTTAAAGCCCTGTTTAGGATGCCATTTACTTGACCCGTTGCTGCTTTGAAAGCGTTGGTCATCATGAAATGCCCTTTCGTACCGCGAGCCTTGATTTTCCACGCTATTTTCATAGCAAAATCCTTAGCGTCTGCATTGGTTTGACGGGCTTTCTTTTTGGAAAGTTTTTGATTTCCTTTGAGTTTTCTAAACGCCCACTCTTGAAGCGGTGCAATCGGAGGAAAATGCGGTGCAGAACCTAATTCCACAGCAATCGCATACTTTATCGGCGATCCCACCACGCCAATCAAACCCATGTTTTCAACGACGGGCTTTTTCGCCGCTATCGAATCACGCAATAACCCTGTAAAAACGGGCGTTTTCTCTTTCGCAAGGGCTTCGATCAATAACTCCGCTTCGTACATCGCCGCGCCCAACCGTTCAAACGCTAAATTGGGTGCTTTTTCAAAGACATGGGCTAATCCAGCAAACCCTTGAATCACGATTTCTGAAGCCATTATCGCCACCGATTCGGGTGTGTGAAAAAGTCCCGTCCGCGTGAAGTGGTTGCGTTCAAATTCACTACTGCGCACGCGGCTTTAGGGAAGTTATCGGCTTTTTTGCCCACGATTTGCTCGTATCTTTCACGCAATGCCTTGACGCGAGTTGAAAAATTCTGGCTTTTCGATACATGACTTACGCCGTCCGCCGAGATCGTGCTATCGGTTGATGGGGCAAACCGCGTCGCAAACTGTTCGCACAACAAACTCGCCGCCCACATCGCCACCGCTTCGATGCCATTCATCTCCAAATCGCTCTCTTTCCATGCGGTCGTGTACGTCACGCGCGCGAGGTCAGTCGTTTTGATCGCCACATCGAACAGTCGTATTTCTTGCCCAGACGGTGACGCATACACTTGAAAACACTCGTTTTTTAAGAATGATGGTGGATTTTGGTAGAGTGGAAATTCAATATTTCTAATTTCTGAAAGCCTAAAAACCCACTCACTTGGCAAGGACAATCTATCGCCACGTCCATTCACATTCGCCATAATTTCACGAGGGCAATCCGTTGAATATTTTCCCAACGCCATTGTGATTGCGTAAGTTTTTGATTGTTCTGTGAAATTATCACCCATTCCCATGAACATCTCATCAAGCAGTTTCTCAACTGTCACACACCCAATCGGTTGCAAAATGGTTTGTGGAATTTGAACGGTCATGGATTAATTTCTCGTAAAGAAACATTTATCAATATAAAGAGCTCTATTGCTTGTTCCTAATGTTTTCACAAGGCGAGCGTGCAATCCTAAAGTCGTTGTATTTATTGGTAAATTTGCATTTGAAATTGTTCCAATACTGGTATTATTTATTGAAAAACTGGCATTTGTGCCATCAAAACTCATGTCTAAAACAACCCATTTGTTTGCAACAACAGGAATATTAGTGGTTATTTTGGTTTCTGAACCTGCTTTTGTTGCAATTATTTCCCAATTTAAACTTGAAGTCGCTTTATAAGAAAATAAAAGCCCATTTAAGCAACCTTCTGTTGCAGATGAAACGTTATTTGAAAGTCCAATTTTTATAAAAAATTCATTTGATCCAATGGCTGCAAGCGTGGAAATATTGATAACCCAACGCATTTTAATTACACCATCTAAAAAGAAACCACAACCCGCACCATTAAAATCCGCTGTATAAATAGATGCCCGACCCGCTGCATTGCTTTGCGTTGCAAGCCCAATCACGCCTTGATTATTATTATTTGAAATCAAGGAAGTAACGCCAGCCGTTCCAGTGTTTGCAACTCCAGTATTCCACCCGATTGTTCCTCTAATATCTGATCCAATCCAATCCTCAAATACCCGAATGGTTTTAAAATCACGAAGAAAGGGTTCATTTTCAGTGGTTAATGCGAATGTTCCACTACTATCTGGAACAACAAGGTTTCTATTCGCAGTAAGGGTGGGCGCAGCAATCGTCGATGAATAAATCCCATTTACAACTTTCAAACGAAGAAGTTTAATCCAATTGAGGATTGCCGCGCTCATTTCTAACCTACCCCATAAACTAATAATAACCGTGCGCTACCTGCTGTTGCAGAGCCGCTGGAATAAGAAATAATGACACTTTCTTCTGTGGTTGCAGCGAGAGGATTTGTAATGACTGGATAAGCACCCGCCGATGTTAAATCAATATCACTCGTAGAAACATATTTTGAAGTATCCCCAGAAACACCTACTGACAGCGTTGGTGTGCCATCAAATACCGTATCTACATATAGACGCGCATCAATAATAGAACTACCAATTGGCAAGTTAATAGTATTAATTGTTGCAGAGGAATTAAAAGCAACATCCACAATTTTCATTTGCACGCCACTTGTAAGCGGAGAACCATTGACGGTTAATTGTCCGCTATTATTTCCTAAGGTTACGCCGTTCTTTCCTCCAATTTTAAAGGTTTGAGAAAGCGTTCCTAAGATGTTTTGCCATATTGGAAAAGTCATGTTTTTTCCTTTATGGTTCTAATGTTACAATAACTACACCAGACCCATGTGTTGCGTTTGAAATATAGAGGAAAATAGGCGTATCAACTGGATAGGTATAACCAATTGAAAGTGAGTATTCTCCTACGTCTGTCGGATAAACCATTAAGTGAGAAACTAATTGTTCTAGATTATTTGAGTCTCCAATTGAAATAACGGTTTCATCATCAAAAGGTTCTTCAATAAATATCCGAACAACTAATACTGATTTTCCAGCCTTCGACACAAATAACGGTTTTGGGAATAACTCAACCCATGAAAAACTAAGCGTATTTGGCGATGGTAAAGAAATAGCGGGTAAATTAGGGCAAGCCATTGAAATTACTAAATTTTTAGCAGGTATTTCAACTGTATCGCCTTCATTGATAAATTGAGGAGGAATTTTTTGGGAAGCGACTTTTTTACCCGCGATCACCCCATCAAAAAGCCCGATTTCGTCGAGTTTCCCCCAAGTGGTGAGTGCCGTTGGAAAGGTTATGGCATTGATATTGCTACCAAACTCGTCCAACGTCACCGCCTGACGCTGATATTCTGGCGAGTTCACCTCCGCAGGCATCACCCCGCGTGCGACCGTCGATAGAAGACCCGCGTACAAGTTACTCATGGCTACGCCTGCACCACTTCTTTAGCTTCATCGATGGAATCCGCCTTCTTTCCCGTATAGTTTTGGGAATGGTCTTCGTTAGAAACCACATAGATTTTCTTGGTTTCTGGATTCCATCGATAGGTGTGTCCGTTTGCACGAAACTCTTCCATTGCTTTACGTCCTCTTTGTTGTTGAAAAATCAATAAAATTAAGCGACTACGGATTTATACGCGCCGCGATAATCTAAAACCGTTGACCCATAAACATGACGTAATTTGTAGGTGATCACGTCGTTGGTGAACATCGAGCCCGTGTTTGGCATATCTTGAATGAACAATTCAGGTTCTTCACGACCATCCAAAAAGCCTAATTCAATAAAGGGAATACTGGTTTGATCCGCCGTCACTACCCAATCATTTACGTCCGTCCAATACCACACCGTTGAAATATTAAGTGCTTGACTTTGAATGAAACTTTTATCAAGGTTGGTTGTGCGGTTAAACAAATCATAAGCGGCTTGCTCGAGATCGGCGGGAATCCATAAATTGCGTGGTGGAATTCCTAAGCGCACACTCGAACCCAACTCGGTTTGTGCCATCATCGCAAGGCGAGCCGCTGCAAGGCTATTCGCACTTAACGCCGCGCTTCCTAAATTCCCATGATCCGTGTGGAAAAGGGCTTTGGTGTCGTAAATCGTGGGATTGGCACGCAAAATGTCTAAGACGTGCATCCCTAAGGTTCGTGAGGCAACATCTGCCATTTTGACGGGTAAGCGGCGAAGCATTCCAACGTCATCATTACGAATTGCTTCCCAAGAAATGCTTTCAGTTGCGCCCCGTTTCGTAGGTGCATACGTGGCTTCTTCCTCTGTTGGCGAGGTCAATGCGGTGTAATTTCCGCGTTCAGCAATGGTTGCCAACGTTCCACCATACCCGCCCATACGCACGCGATGCTGGGTTTTGAAATCCCCGAGCGGCACAACTTGAACGAGCGGTCGCCAGATTTGATACTGGGTCATGCTGTTGTAATCGCTGATCATTTTCTTATTCAACGAAGCACCAAACATCAACGGGAAAGTGCTGGCACTCACCGCTTCACGAAATTGAGCGGGCGCAGTTTCACGCAAACGCGCGGCAACTTTTGAGGTGAATTGACCCGTCATTTCAACGTCGCCCGTGATATGTCGATAGGCTTCTTTGAGGCTATGAACCTTACCATTTAGAAGGTCATCGAGCATGGTTTGGGCTTTTTGAGATTGGTCTTCACCCGCCATAATAAAATTCCCAAATGAATCGGTGCGTTGGGCTTCTTTGAAAGCACCGTTTTGTTCGAGGTATTTGCCTTCACTTTCGATCAGTCGAGTGGCATTCGCAATCGTGGGATTTGCCTGCAACGCTTCCATAACCTTTTGTTTTGCAAGGTCGGGTAGTTTGCACGCCGTCACCATTTGCATCGAACTCATCGCTTCCAACATTTGGGCTTGCGTAATCCCAGCAGGTTGTGCAGCGGCGGGAACGGGTTGAGGTTGTGGCACAAAAGGCGGTTTGCCCGCATATTTGGATTCATCATTCGCTGCCAAACCACCAAAGGCTTCGCGCATTAACCCGTCGAGTTTGCCACCCGCGCCCGCTTCGACAATCATATCGACCGAATGCACGCGATTGAATTTCTTAGCTTCACGCACGCCGTCCGCACGCTTTTGAATATCGCCTTCCGCATCGATGCTGAACCCAAAAAGACCTGTCATGCCAGCATTAACGGCTTCGGTGAGTTTCGCTGCAATCGAGGGTTCGATGACCACGAGCGTGGCGGTGATGCTGCCGCTGTCTGGCGTTGCGCCCTCGACGAAAGCCGCGTTTCGCAAACCGCCAATCAATCGGGACACGTCTTTGCCACCGCCTTGCAAATGAAGGGCATCTGGCTTCATGAACACCCGCGCACTTTCGAAAAGCGACACGGCTTCCTTTAATGTCGAATCTGGATAGAAATTATTGTTTTTGGACTTTCCCGCACAAATCGCAGTGATTTTGAATTGGTTTGGGGTCGCCGATGCTTCGACGAATATCCCCGTTTGGTCTTTGAGTTCGACAGCAGTGTCGGCGGTCATGAGATTCTGTTCCTGAAAAATGGGATTGGCACATTTTAAGAATCAAAACCACATAAACGTCAGGTGAAGGGCTTCATTTTTTTAATGCCGTTTTAAGGCGTTCAAAAACCACAACGCAAAATGACAAGTCCAGAAAACGTTAAGCCACTTAAATCGTGTTTTAAGGGCTTTTAAGAGGGGTTTTAAGTTGATTTTGAGTTCGGATTTCAAGGAAAGGAAAAGGGATTTGAAAAGGCTTGCTTTTTTGGGATGGTTTTGTGTTAAAATAACACTTGAAAACAATAGATTAGGAGTTTGAAATGGGATTAGCATCTGAAAAATGGGGCGAAGGACTTGGCGGGATCAATGAAATCATTGCAAACACCCTCATGGTGCTCATTAACGATCCGATTCAAGCGGTTCACCATGCCGATCAAATCACCCTACGCATCACTCAACAATACGGCGGCGATCAATTCTATGTCCCCAAAGCGACCGCGCTCTCCACACACTATCGAAACCAAGCAATAGCCGCTGAATTCAATGGTTCAAACGCCCGTGAACTTGCCCACAAATACCACCTCACGGTACGCCAAATTCGCAGCATCATAAAAAAATGAAGCCCTTCCCCTAGCCTTTCCCCTGTCCCTTCTCATACACTGGAATCATTTAAATATCAAGGATTTCAGCGTATGATTAACCCAGAATACATCTCAGAACGTCTCAAAGAACCCTCGACTTGGCGTGGTGCAGTGCTATTTATTGGCGGGCTTTTTGGCTTTGCATTTTCCACTGAAACAGCAAGCCTTATCACGAGCGCAGCCATTACGATTGCGGGGACATTTGGCATTTCCATTCCCGATAAAGTGGATTTCTCAAAATGAAACCAGCCACCAAACTTGCCATTTTACTCTCGCTTTTAGCAGGGTTATTTGTGATGAATGTTGGAATGGCTCTAAACGGTATCGCCAAAGCCCTTACCTCCCAAATAGAAACCAAAAAATGACGGCTGAAATGATCCCCACTATCCTTTCAATTAGTGCGGCAATTATCATGGGCATTATTTTCCCGATGGTACGCTCAATGTACATCGACATGAAAGAGCAAATAGCAGAACTTCGCGCAGAAATCAACTCAATCAAAAGGGAAATTAACGATCACAAGCTCGACTCGATGCGAGCGCGAGTTGACTGCGCAAAAACCAACGATTGCAAGATGTAAAAAATCATGCCAAAACCGCGTGCAGACACTAAATTTTCAAAGAAGACTTTGAAACGAATTCGCCAACGTCAGGAAAATAATGGTTTTTCTGACATTGACGGCTTGCACTCGGAGATCAAACGCCTCGAACCTGACTATGAACGATCACGCACGACCACTGGGAGAATCTCTAAATCCATGAAAGATGACGCAACGCGAGCAAAACACGCCGCCGAGATTGCAGAAGCCTTTCTAACTGAGGTGGGCGATAAAATCCATGATACGGCGGCGTTCAATAACCTGATTCTTGATGCAAGATTTAACGAAATGATTGGCTGGCTTGAGATCACCAAAGAGGATATTGAACAGCTTGATCCGCTCGCCCGCATGAATCTGCTTTTTAAGATTACAAATGCCCAATCATCAAACGCTAAAGCCCAACGCTTCGTCGCGCCTGAACGCCGCACCATGAAACAAGAATCCGCTGCCCTCAAAGATGGACAAACTAACAATGAAGCCAAACAACGACTTACGGAAAAGTTGGCAGCAATTCTCGAAAAGTCAAAAACTTGAGTTTATTGCAAATCTAACCAATGCAGAAGCCGAAGAAATGCTCTTTTCGTGGGAGTTTTGGGCACGCGATAATCAGTTGCCACCCGAAGGTGAATGGGATGGTTGGTTGATTTTAGCGGGTCGGGGTTTTGGCAAAACACGGACGGGTGCAGAGTGGATTAAAAACATGGTTGCTACTGGCAATTATCCCCGCGTTTCATTAGTGGGGCGTACCACATCTGACGTGCGCGGAGTCATGGTCGACGGCGAAAGCGGTTTGTTGTCCTGTTATTCCCGCAAAGATCGTCCAGTTTATAAGCGCGGCGAACGCAAAATTGAATTCCCCAACGGCGCAGTTGGCATGGTTTTTACCGCCGAAGAACCCGATTTGTTACGCGGTCCACAGCATTGTCTTTTATGGATGGATGAGTTAGCGGCTTGGACGTATGCCGAAGAATCCTTCGACAACGCGATGTTTGGATTGCGCTTAGGCATTCACCCGCAATTCATGGTGACAACGACCCCACGTCCCACCAAAATAATCAAAAGCCTTGTCGCCGATGATCGGGTGATTGTCACGCGGGGATCGACTTATGATAACCATGAAAACCTTGCGGGTAACTTTATTGAAAAGATCGTTGCAAAATACGAGGGGACGCGCTTAGGTCGACAAGAACTCTATGGAGAAATCCTTGATGACAATCCAAATGCCCTATGGAATCGTGGGCTTATCGATGAGCTTCGCGTCACGAAAGCACCCGAACTCACGCACATCGTGGTCGGCGTTGATCCCGCAGTCACCGCCAACGAAAAATCAAACCAAACGGGCATCGTGGTGGTGGGTCGTGGGAAGGACGGGCACTACTATGTGCTCGCCGATAACTCCATGAAAGGCAAGCCTCACGAATGGGCAGCCGAGATTATTACGGCATACCACAAATTCTATGCCAACGTGGTGGTCGGCGAAACCAATCAAGGCGGCGATCTCATTGAATCGATGCTGCGGGCGAATGGTGGCGACGGCGTTCCTTTTGCGGGCGTGCGTGCGTCGGTTGGAAAAACTACCCGCGCTGAACCCATCTCAATGCTCTACGAACAAGGGAAAGTCCACCACGTTGGCACGTTCAACGACCTCGAAGATGAGATGTGCTCATGGGACCCAACCATCGACGTAAGTTCACCTGACCGCATGGACGCACTAGTGTGGTCGATCACATGGTTGATAACCCACTCGCCCGTCAAATCTGCGGGTGCGTATATCGACCCCGCGCCGATCATCGAACGTCCTAGTTTTTGGGGCGGAATTAAACGCCACCTAATAAGGACTTAAACGATGCTAAAAACAATCATTTCCACAGTTAAAAAATGGTTTTCAGTGCGTGAAGCGGCGGGGCAAACCACCTTCGCAAATGAGGATATTGGCTGGACTCCATTAAGCGGTGACAAAAACCGCGATCTGATGCCCTACGATCAGCGTCGAATGCAAGACATGGCGGTGTATTTGTGGGGATACAACATGATCGCCAACCGCATGATCGAGTTGAAAGTCGCGCATTTATTAGGCGGCGGGGTGTCGTGGAGAGTGGCATCCGATGATCCCGATTTGCAATCATTGATCGATCAGAAAGTCAATGACTTTTGGCATTTCCCGACGAATCAAATGGATAAGTTTCTCATTCAATTCATACGGGAATTAGGGATTTATGGCGAAGTGTGCTTACCGATGTTCGTGTCGCCGTACACGGGAACGGTTCGAATCGGGTACATTCCAGCGGTTCATATCGAAGAGGTGATCATGAGTGATGACGGACGATCGCCCGTTATCATAAAAACCACCCAAAATCAAGCGGGAAAATGTTTTCAACTCAAAATTATTTATTCGCAATCTGACGAAACCTTGTTTTCAGAACGGGATCAATATTTACGCCAACTCGCCACCGACGGCGAATGCTTTTTTTTCGCAATCAATAACTTAATCGGATCAAAACGCGGTCGTTCGGACTTGGCAGCGAGTTTCGATTGGCTCGATCTCTACGAAACCTTCATGTTTGGCGAGGTCGAACGGGCGAATATTTCCCGTACTTTTATGTGGGATGTGAAAGTCACGGGTGCAACCCAAGAAGAAATCACCGCCCGCGCCAAGGCAACAACCGCGCCAAAGCCGGCAAGCGTCCGATTCCACAACGAAAACGAAGAATGGAAAGCCGAAGCTCCGTCGATGGGAGCGTATGAATCCGCAGCAGCAGCACGGCTTTTCAGAAACCACATTCTCGCAGGAAATACCATTCCAGAGCATTGGATTGGGGGAGGCGGCGATGCCAATCGATCGACCGCTGAAGCAATGGATGATCCGACTTACAAAATCTTTTCGATGCGGCAACGTGAATTAAAGCAAATGGTTGAAGAAATCCTCAATTACGTCGCACGTCAGTATTTCATAGCAATGGGTATGCCAAATCAACAAACACCTGAAATCCATGCGATTTTCCCTGAAATGAATCCCAAAGATAACAGTCGATATGCAGCGGCGTTCCAACAATTAACCGCTGGGATCGTAATGAATTTACAGCAAAATCTCATTTCACCCGAAACGGCAATTGAAATTCTCAATACCATTTCCTCACAAATGGGTGTGGATATTGATGCGGCTATCGAGATCGAAAAAGCCCAAAACGCGATGCTTGCCCAAGCCCAAAACGACCTCTATTCTGAACAACCCGCGGTGACGGACGATGCCGTCGCCTAACGGGGTGATGCGGGAGATTCAACAGGAATTTCGCCGCGTTCAAAAGGTCACGGATCAACGGGTGATCGGGTATTTGAAACAGTCGATGGAAGAAATCAATCGGGTGTTAGCTAATTCACCGAGCGAGTTTGAAACATGGCATTTGGAAAAAGTCAAGCGCGAATTAAAACAACTTCTCAAAGATGCAAGCAATCAAGCGGCAATGGCGACAGGTTCACAACTCAAAGATGCTTATGAATTGGGCGGGCAACTGGTCGAGCAACCCTTACTTGTGACGGGGACAATGGCGAAAGGAATGATGCCCGTCTTGAACGTCAGCCAATTAGAGAAAATGTCCGCGTTCACTACAGGGAAAATCAAAGACATCGCCACTGAATTACTCCCGCGCATGAACACCGAGCTGTCGTTTGTGATGACGGGCGTGAAGAATCCTTTTGAAGCGGCGAAAGCCATCGACGGCATTGCCAACATTGGCATGAACCGTGCACTCATGATCACCCGCACCGAAACGGGGCGCGCCTTTTCATCGGCAACCCAAACCCGTCTTGAAGATGCCAATGAATTCATTCCCGATATGCAAAAGAAATGGAAGGGTTCGGGAAAAGCCATGCCGCGCCCTTCACACGCTGCCGCTGACGGTCAGATCGTGAGCGTGAATGAATCTTTTAGTATTGGAGGAATCCCCATGCGCTTTCCCAAAGACCCGATCGCCCCGATTGGTGAAGTCGTGAATTGTGGTTGCACCGTCCTCCCCCATCATCCGTCGTGGTGACATAAAAAAACCCGCCGAAGCGGGTCAGTTTAAACGGTAGCCTTTTTACGGCGTTTCTTGGTTGGTTGGGGATCGGAAGGTACGGCATCAATGGGCGGCGAAGTCAACGCACTGTACGGCACTTCCCACGCTTGCATTTCTGATACCACCCGCATCAATTCATGATAAAAAACACAGGTCGACGCGGTATGCGGACAAGGCGATGGACAACTTTCAAAGGTCATTTCAAGCCGAGTTAAATCCTGTTTAGTCGCCTCCAAAAGCCCTTCAAAATCAGCCTTCAATGCCGCGTCAAGTTGTTTGCGTTCGCGGGCTTTCTTTGCCAAATGCTTTTCCATGTCCATTTTCTCCGTGAATGCTACGACCGCGTTTCTCAATTTCTGACGTTCAAGTTCTCTTTGCTCATCGGTCAATTTTGAAACGGGCGCAGGCAAGGCTAATCGTTCTTCTGTTGATTTCAAAAGCGGTGAATTACGTTCGGGCAGGTTTTTGAGAATCTCCGCTGGCGTTGGGAAACGCTCGGCTTTCTCCATTACAAACCGAAACGACGCGGTGAAACGTGCTAAATCCTCTATTTTCCACACCCGTTTGCTTTGATCACCCCACAAAATATTCACCCACACTTGAAATGTTTTATCAAGGTTTTCTGCGGGTGGCGTATTGGGCAATCCAATCATATACATATTCTGAAATAAATCATTGATTTGATTATAAAACCAATCGGGGATATGATCGTTCATCTCTTCAACCTTTCCAATGCGGTAAGCCCTTGACTTTGCTTTGACGTTTTAACGGGTTGTTGTTGAATGACTTTTGGCACGTTTCTTTCCACCGTCGACGGCGTTGAAGAAAGGACTTTTTCAAGATACGCATGATTGGAAAATGCGCTATACTTCTCACCGTCTTTTCTTTTCGCATGGATTTGGTCGACGGTTTTGGCACACGCGCTCCCCAGCCGTTCCAAGTCGTCGCACAAACCAAGCGTTTCTTTCAAAATCCTCAATGCCCGCGATGACGAAAGTCTGCTTTTCTCTGGACGAAATAACGTCACATAACCATGAATTTCATTTTGCACGTTTCTTGGAAGTTCAAATATCGTTTTCCAATAACTTGCTTCGGTGTTTTTCGCCAACACCGCGTCCAATGTAATCCTTGACCCACAGATCGGACAATGTATTTCCTCTACGCTATTACTCATTTATTTCACCGTTGGCGTTTCAATGATTTGACGGAGTTGTTGCTCAATGGATTGCTCGGTAAATCCAACAATCGGCGGAGTTTCACGACCGACTATTTTGGCGTGGTATCTTTTACCTATTTTTTGGACGTGTGCATAGATGAATTTCTTCTTTCTTCCTGCGAGTTCAAATACCCACGTCAGGGTTTTAATGGTAGCTGGGTGTTTCATCGGTTTGTTTCCTTTTTAAGGCTTGAAGTTGAAGGTAAATTCGTTTAGCAGTTGAATGGGTGACATAGTGGTTTTTAATAAAGAAAACGGGCAACCAATCATATTCACCTTTTGCAGCGTATTTAGAAACCAGCTTTTCATCTATCCATTTCTCAAATTGTTCCTTTACGGTTTCCTTTGATTGTTCCTCTAATTCCTTTTCTTCCAATAGAAAAGCAAATCGTTGAATAATTTCAATCTCCTCGCTTTCACTTATCTCAAGGAGTTCATTTCTATAATAAATCTTTGCAATAAGATTTTGAGACGGATATACCAAAGCCTCCTGAATTTCTCTAAATTTGAAACCCCGTCGTCTAAGAACTATAATCGTTTTTGTTTGAGCGCGGGCATACTCTGCAACGGCTTTTGATTTCTTTAACATCGCTATTTTCCTCGTTTTTTCCAATCTTTAAGGGCTTGAATGAGTTTGATTTTTTGCTTAACGTTCAACCATTCAAGACAATCCAATCCTTCAAAATAATGCTTTGCCCATGCAATGATGGCTTTCTCACTTGGGTTTCTCACAATCCCCAACTCGTACAATTCTTTCCACAGCAATCTAATATAGGCGAGCTGGTCAAAGGGTTTTGTGCCAACGGGTTTCTCAAAACCTTTACTTCTTAATTCCTCTAAAAGTGCTTCCATTTGCACAATAGAAAGCGATTTTAAACTCACCCGTCCGTTGATTTCTTTCGCACCAAATCGGGGCAGGATTTGATTACGCCAATCATCCTCGTCAATTCCTAGCTTTGACTTCGCCGTTGAAATCGTTTTAATTAGTTTCGCTTGCATGGTTTATTTCCTAAATAATCAATAATACCAGCACTCCATTCTCCAAATTGTTGAGCTTCTAAATCATTACCAAGCTCTTTTGGACTATATACTATTGAAACCTTGCAAGGCTTTCCTGATAATGGATATTCAGGCAAATATTTCGCGTTTAACTTCCCATTAACTTTCGTTACTAAAACCTCTACTTCTAACATCTTTATTCTCCATTCGCTGCTCATCAGTTTCTAAACGCGACTTTAGAAAGACGGGATTTCACAAAGAAACCCCGTTTCGCTTTTAAAGGGTGGGTGGTGGTAATTGTTTCACGGCATCTTTCACGGTTTGAGAAAGTCTTGCAGAAACCATCCATTTCGCAGCAACCTCAATTTCTTCACCCGTTTTAGGATGGCGACCTTTGTGGGCGAGTTTCCATTCTGGCGTGAGATTGAACATCCGATACCAATCCACCGTTTTACCTTCTTCTAATGCCTTTAAAATCACTTCAGAAATGGTATCCATGATCTCTGCTGCTTTGACTTTCGTGAGTGTGCTGTCGTGAATCACAGAAAGCGCAGCGGCAATATCGGCTTTTGAAAGGGTGTTGCTCTTTTCTCTTGGCATGAGTTAATCCTCAAAGTATTGGTTAAGTTGTGGGTTAAAAACAAACATATTTAAAATAGCAGTTTCTATCTCTTGTTTGGTTGGATACAAACCACTTGTTTGAATGGGTTGCAACGAAGGCGTTAATGATATTCCTCCTCTGCGCATTTCAAAATTCCAGTCGCCGCGTGAATACATTGCAACGACTTGAAATTCCTTACCACGATACTCAACGGTATAATAAATTGAACCCGTGTTTCTCGTGATGTCCATTAGGAACGCACCGCAACCGCAGTTTCTAAGTTTGTTTCAAAGGGTTTCACATAGAAAAACTCCTCGCCTTTCTTGATTGAAAGCCCTTTAATTCCTTTGATTGCATCGGGATCGGCTTTAATCATATCCTTAGCAATTTCTTCTTTTGTGCGAATAAACTGTTCTAATCCAGCGTTTCTCAAATTTAAAATAGCTAACTCTGCACTACTTACTCTCACAGAATTAGGCGCAAATCTCCATGAAAACTCGCCATTTGTGAAAGGTACGGTTTTTCTTCCACCTTTCAATAAATCTTCACGGTTTCTCTCCGCATACAAATACAACCGATCTGTAAGTTCACTAATACTTTCGTTATTAGTGCGATTTACTTCTTCATACGCCGATTTTACCTTGGCAATTTCATCATTCATTTCCGTTTCAAAACGCTTACTTTCACGTTGCAAACGCCCTAATTCAGAAATCAATGTTTCAACCTCTTCAACGGTAGTAGGTGCTGCGGGTCTTTTTAATGCCGCCATAACTCAAATTCCTCACTTAATTAACGCCGAGCATTCAAAGGTTGCTCGGCATGACCTTTTATTTCATTTCTTCAACAAGCGGTTCAGCCATGCAATCACCTGTTCCATTGACGCACGCGCCTTGATTCATTCCACAGTTGCACGGTTTCATGTAACCTCCACTTGTTGACCATTTCTAACGACGATGTGAGTGGGTTTTCTTCTTTTGGCAAATTTAGGGTGCATCCGATGCGTCACAATGCGTCGATCATGTTTGTTGTTATCAATCATTTGCACTCGCTTTAAAACCTCCACTTGCGCGGGTAATAAAGGTAAAAAGTATTGATTGATTTCTTTGTTGTGATGCGTCATTTGGGTTTCTAATTTGCTTGGTTTCAAACCCAAACAACCCACCACGATTTCACTAATCCGACCCCATGACATCAAACACGGGCGACGGCGGGGCAACCAACCATCTTTAATAGGTGGTGCAAAATGATTCATTTTAGAAAGTTGCATTTCAAAATCCTCTATTTTGTACAAAAGCGTTAAAATTGGTTTTCATATCTGCGGCGACTTGGTCGATGTAATTTAATACCGCATCGGATGCTTCAGTCACTGAATACCCTTGTTTGCGAAATTCAAGGTAAATTCCTTTGTTTTGCGCTTTGAGGATTTCAATAAATGCTTGCTCATTTGTGCGGTGAAAGTTAGATGAAGGATTTCATTTTTTTATAGCACGTTAAAAACCCATAAAAAAAGCCAACCCGAAGGTCAGCTTTTAATTTGGAGGAATTACACCTGATTAGATTTTAAAGATTTTGCTGGCTTGGTTAAGATGGTCGATTATGTCTGCGCATAACGCATCAATAGCATTTTGGCAAACGAGATCGTCACCAGAAAGCTCACCTTTGATTGCAGCATTGGCAAAGTTGTTGAGTTGGACGATTTTATTCTGCAACGCATCAAAGAAATCATTAGATGTTGGGTATTCTAAGACAATTTTCATTACATCATCCCCTTTAAAATCAAGCTCACCGTTGAATCTGAATAGCCCGTTTGCTCGGCGATTTCAATATTCGTAAAACCCGCTTCGCGTAGTGTGCTAAATTTGATCTTTGCTTCATCCGTGACCCGTTTGCCAGCGTGACGTTTGGGTTTTGGCACGTTCTTTTCCTCCAGCAATGCAACGTATTTCTCTAAAACCTCAATGTAAGCGTGGCTATCCACTTGACTTTTAACGCCTTTTTTGAGTGTCGCTTCCATTTCATTGAACCGTTTAATGTACGCTTCTTTGAATCTCATCGCCTCGCGTCCCGTAAATCCCATCACCAAAAACACAAACCCGTCTTTTGTAATGTTATACATCGGGTAATTTCTGCCGCGTTCTGTGGTGTAATTTGACAGCGTAAAATTCCGCCGTGAAAATTCTTCAGAACAATCAAGAAGTTTTATTTTTTCAAGAACGTCTTTGTGGAATTTACCAAAGAAGTCAGCGATTGCAAGGGAGGTTGTTTGAGGTTCGCCATTAACGATAGAAACGTCGGGCGTAATTAGAGCAGGGAATAAATTAGACATATAATGCCTCACTGGTTTTTTAGTATGCTCCCAAAAAATGAGTGGGAGCGGGACTCAACTACCGTCCAGTGAACGGCGAGGGATATTGGATATTTTCCCTTCTCATCCCGCATAAAAAGCATAACACAACGGGCAAAAAAAAGCCGCAGGAATTAACGAATTGCGGATGACCGCACTGGATTTAAGTAGTGCGAATACCGTACCGCACTTTTCGCCGCATGTCAAGTCTACGGCATTTTTTAAGGTATTTTTTTAACCTCAACTTAGAATTAATTGCTTCTTTCTTATTTACAAATGATCCCAAAATTTTTTTATTATAAACAACCTCCCAATACCCATTTTTTTTATTTCGACGAACTGAAATGTATTTACATTTTTGTGTTTCGATTACCGCTGTGTAACCCAATTTCACAGGAAAATAATAGTTTGCAACAGTAGTTACGCCGATTGGACCAATATTTTCAACTCCGATTGCGCCAATATTTTTAACTCCGATTGCGCCAATATTTTTAACATAAGTTTCCATAATGAATACCTTCATTGGGTTAAGAGTTAGTGGTTGTGAGGATTGCGCCCTCACGACCGATTTAAATCACTGGTTTCTTTGCTTTTTCAGCTTTCAATCTTGCTAAATTCGCTGTAAAAACATCTTCATACGATTTCCCATCCGTACCAGTTGCCTTCATGGGTTCGTTCACTTCCTTTTTAATTCCTTTGCCAAAATGCCCTTTGACCACATTAGTGTGTTGAATTTCAACGGTTTTTTGCGTTTCTGGCATAAGTTTTGCCGCTAATGATGCACCCATTTTGACCTGTAATTCAGTAGCTTTTTTAAGTGAATCTTTGTAATTCTTTTGGATTCGTTTTGCGGTTCGTGCGCCTTCCCGATCCAGAAATCCGATGCTGGGTTGATAATCGGCTTCACACATAAAGCGTCCGTCGGTCATGTACACCGCAACCGCCTTTCTAAGTTCCTTCGCATCAAATCGTACGATAACTTTTTGACCCCGATGGTTTGCTAAGGCTGCATTCCAATACAGATTGTCATAAAACGAAATATATCCGTCCTTTCTAACAGAAACCCCTTCAGCAGCAAGCATAAATAAACGGCGTTGCTCAACGGTAAGTCTAGTAATCAATTGTTTTTGATAGGATTCTTCAAACACTTGATAAGGACTTCTTACCCCACCACAAATCTGACTTCTACATTTCACGTCGCTATTAATTTGCTCGACCGCTGATAAAATAACTTGATTCAATTCAATATCGCTAACAGGGCGTTTCTCTGTCATTGCATTTAAAACAATTGGGTGGTTGGGAATGAGCGCGTTCAAATCACGGTTTTTGCGTTCAATCGGTTTCACCCAACCTTGCCCTGGGGTTGCCCAATGCACTTGAATCCCTAGGATTTTCAGAATCCCGTCCGCTTCTTCTTCTTTAACTTTGAAACGATAACGATGTGAAATCCCTCCACTCAATTCTTTGTTTGCTGCTGCGCGGGTGTTATCGAGCAACACGGCATCGGGAATCCCATACTTTTCAATCACTTCACCCAACGATGTGCGAATCATGTCGCGGTTTTCGCTTTTGGCGAGTTCAAATCCTAAAATCATCCCGCTGTACACGTCTTGCCAAATCCAGATTTTGGGGTGTGGAATCACCTCACCGTCTTCGGTGAACACCACCCCGAAGGTCAATTTAGGGTCAAGACCGTCACCGTTTATCAATTCAAGGGCTTTCATCCATTCGGTGGTACGACGGATTTTGGGCATCAATTCTTTCACCACATCGCTTCCTTCACGCATCACCCGTACTACGTCGTTGGGTACGTCACGTTGCAGCTTTCTCAATACCGTACGGTACGAGGGGAGCGACCAACCATTCTCCCGAGCCGCGATCACCGTGTATTTATAGGCGGTTGCCGCGTGTTTTTTCGCCCGATTCAAATAACAAGTCTTGAAAAACGACCATGCTGCGTCGCTAATTTCTGCGGTTGGGAGTCCGCCCACGTACTTATCCGCTAAAACGGGCAGCCAATCCGATTTGTCGATCCCTTTGAGCTTTTGCTTCCACCGATAGATAGTCGCCGCAGTGACCTCTTGCGTGAGCGCAAAATCCCTCACTTCGCCCAGCCCTTTCGCTAGAAAATCCTCTAATTCATTCAAAATATTAAGTTTTCTCTTCGCTTCTTCTTTGATTGAATCGGGTCTAATCTCAAATCCACTCCACAAACTGTTTTTATCGGGAACTTGGATTGGCACAACTTTTTCCACAACCGTTTCAGGCAATGCTTTGACTTGGCTTTTTGCGTATTTCTTTTGCAACTCAATGGGTAACGATTCCAATGCAAACTCATAGCTTTTGCCACCCCGTCCCATCCCCGCCACTTCTCTGATCTCAACCTGCGCACCGCGCCATGCTTTGCCGTTTTTAGCAATAAGCTGAATGGCTCGTTCAGATACACCCGCTAATTTGCTTACTTCAGAGATTTTCAACCAAATCATAAAACTACCCTTTCCCGTTGTTTTTAAACCAAACCATGCACTAAAAAACAGTTGTTTTAGGGTGGGTGTAAATCCCAGAAAGCGGCTTTTCTCATTTCAACTAACACAGGAAAAATGCTTTCTTCAAATCCCATTTCTAACACTTGATAATGGTTTTGACCGCAATACAACGCGGGCGGTAAATAAAACCCAACTGCTTGATTGCTAAATCTTTTATTGGGATTTAAAGTCAATAATTTAACGTTTGCAAGTTGCCAATTTTTACCTAAAAATACGGCGTTATTTCCATCAATTAGAAACCAACCTTTCGGGAAATAATCAACAAAACGGTATTTCTTGCCTTTTTTAAGAATGAGAAACTCTTTTCTAAGTTCCTCAAACTCTTGTTTCATTTGTTTGAGCGTTGTCATAAAAACCTCACTTAAAAAACACTTAAATGCCTTTTAAAAAGCCCTCTCTTACGAAAGGGAATCACCCAGCAAAGGTGAAGGAGACTTTTTAAAAAGCCCTCCCAAAGGAGGGAATCTGGAGTAATTTATCCTCTTAATTCAGGTTTGTTTTTAGGGGGAAAATACATACATTCCCATTCATCGCACGCTAGATTTCCTTTCCCTTTGCAGCCTTTCTTCACTTGAATGACCTTAACGGGAGTGGGCGAATGCGTTGCCCATTTAAAATCCTCGCGTAACTCATAACCCTTTGTTGCATCCCAACATATCTGGGTAATCGTGAACAACGCTTCGTGTGGGGCTGCCAGCGCTGCGAGTAACATTAACGTTTCCATATCAACCCCGCCAAAAACGCTAAAATAACCATTACCACCTTCACTTCACCGACTATCCACATACCATTGCAAAAACCATTTTGGTGGGCGTTTCGGCAATTGCTTGCGCCATCCGTTGAAACATCTCCATTGCCCATTTTGGATTGGCGCGGGCTTGTTCGATCATTACTTCATCTAATTGCGCAGTCTCTTGAAATCCTTGCTTTTTCGCGTATTGCAAAAGCGCGTCACCCGCTAAGGTCGACATCGATAACCCATCTTCTTTAGCTTTTTGCGCAAGAAATTCCTTTAATTCTTTACTGACATACGCATCAATCGCTCGTTTGTCTTGACTCAGTGCCATTGTTAAGTTCCTTTTCGTATGCTACGATTGCCTTGATGTGTTTCTTGAGTACAGGGGTTATCGCTTTACCAATGTCAACGCTCAGTTTGATCGCAATCTCAGCTGCAATCCCCCCTGGGTGTCCGTGCGTTCGATGATTCCAACGGCGAATCGTTTTTTGAACGGTATCTAGCTTGTAGCCGTGTGAAGTTGACCATTCAATCAACGATTTACCTGTTTCGTCCTTTAGAAGTCTTTCTACTTCTTGTACGTCCATACACATTCCCAAATGTTAAGCCGCATGACCGTGCGGTATTTTTTTACCTTACCTACAGACATTATGTCCGTGCGGTATGGACATAGATTATTCGCCACAGCGAAATTTGTCAACAGCTACAGCGAAATTATTTTTCTGTAGAGGATTTTTATATGACGATTGGCAATAGAATCAGGGCATTAAGAAGCGAAAAAAAATTAAACCAAAAAGCGTTTTCTGAGGTCATCGAAATATCGACCAGCTATCTCTCAGATATAGAATCGGGCAAAAAATCAAATTTAAACATGGAGATAGCGATAAATATCGCCAAAAAATTGCCTGAAATAAGCCTGCATTGGCTTTTGACGGGAGAGGGAGAGATGTACGCGGGTGCAACGCCCAACGTCACTTATTTGAACAAAAAGACAGGAAAACCAATTTTAATCAGCGAGTTAAGCGATACCTTAGAAATGGTACGCATAGAGCTGGATCGCGCCCGTGAAGAAGTCCGCCGTGCTCAAGAAATCATGGGCTTTTAGCCTTTTGATAGGTGCGGTATATGCCAACGAACCACCTAAGTTCGATGCCGATTATGAAGCACGGTATCCACGCACCTACCAATGGAACGACAACCGCACGGGTACGCCACATCTATCAGGTCGAATGCCGTATTGGTATGAGGGAAAATTTCAACACCCCAATCCCCCATGCACAGTCGTTTGGCAACGCGGCACAATCATCGACGACACTTGTGAAAAAGACCCACAAAAAGCCGAACAATATCGCCAACACGCCAAGGACCATCTCGAACAGCGCGATGAACGCATCGCTCGCCTAAAATACCTCAACAAACTTAGGGATGAAGGGAAAATTGAGATTGGCTTAACCGAAACTGACCTGCTCTACATTCTTGGCGAATATTCAGAAGTTAGGGAAGAAATATCGCAAAATAAGAAAAAGAAGCGATTGTGGTACGATTACACGGACGGCTACCTTGTTGTGTACCTTACCGATGGGATTATCAGTAGTTTTAATAGGGAAAAGCGTTAAGGTTATTTTAAATAGGGTTATTAAAAGCACAGTAAAAAGGTACGGTATTCGACTAAGGAAGTGAGCATCAAGACAAAGGAAGTAAAAGAAAGGAAGAAAGGAAGTGCTTCCTTTGTCATAACTTATTAAAAATACTATCAAAACATGAATACCCTTAAATTCTGACCAATTTTTAAAATTCCATTCATTCCCCAAATAATTTTATATTTTTCAATCATTTACTCATTTTCAAACCACTTTTTCATTCTCAAATCTCTTGTCAATCTGTCTCATTCCACTTGTCTCCGTACATATTTAACAACGCAAATATTTTTTAAACATTTATGATATTTGATAAAAATATCATGTTAGCTAATAATTTTTGAATGGATAGGAAAATAATTGAATTAGATATTGAAGCGGCAAAGAGATTGCGTTCTATTTGGGAGCAACGAAAATTAGAACGTCGCTTTACTCAGGAAACTGCATCTGAGCATTTAGGTATGAATCAATCTGCGGTTTCTATGTATGTGCGTGGTTCTGTACCATTGGGTATTGAAGCTACGTTTAAGTTTGCTTATTTTTTGGATGTTGATCCGAGAGAAATTCGTCCTGATTTACCTGATTGGATTACTACTAAATTATCTAAAAGTAATGAAGAAATCTCTATTAGTGGTTTTTCACAACTTTCTATGCCACATAAACACGTTGTACTTCAACTTGTTGGTGCGCTTCGTGCTGCTGAAATTGGGAATTTCAATTAAATGGATTTTGATATAACAAGTCTATTGTTATTTATTAATGATATTCTTCTTATTACTAATGAACCTCCTCGTATTAATATTGCTGAGCGTTTTAAATCAGGTATTATTGAT